TAAGAGCCCGGGGGTCGGCGGGAAACCCCGCCACCTTCCGTCTTACACACACACCGTTTTCCCTGCCCACCCACGGAGGAACAATGGCGGCTCGTGCGAGGCCACTCCGCGCGGTGAAGCCGGGCGAGTCGGTACCACACAAGAAGCCCCTCACGGTCACCGCCGCCGCCAAGGATGGCAACCGCCGGGATCTGCTGGTTGCCCTGCGGGCTCGCATCGCGCAGACGGTTGAGAACGCAGACACGCCACCCCGTGATCTGGCTGCGCTGTCCCGGCGACTGCTGGAGATCGCCAAGGAGATCGAGGCGATGGACCCGGATCGGCAGGGGGGCGAGGTTGGCGCAGCTGCTGCAACCCCAGATGAGGAGTGGGCTGCTACCTGAGGCCCGGCACCTGATCTTGCCGAAGGGCATCCGGTCGTCCGGGTTCCCAGCGGTCCGGGAGACGTGCCGGAGCATCGGCATCGAGTTCGACCGGTGGCAGCAGGATCTGAACCGGTGCCTGCTGGCGAAGGGCGCGGACGGGTTGTACGCGGCGGACACGGCGGTGCTGTCGATCGCGCGGCAGGTGGGTAAGACGTACGACGTGGGCGCAGTGGCGTTCGCGCTGTGTATCGCGATCCCGGGGCTGACGGTGGTGTGGACGGCGCACCGGTTCAAGGTGGCCCGCGAGAGCTTCAATGAGATGCGTTCGTGGGCGAAACGCCGTCAGCTCGCTCCGCACATCGAATACGACGACATCACGACCGCCGCCGGCAACGAGTGCATCCCGTTCCGCAACGACTCCCGGATCGTGTTCGCGGCCCGTGAGCGCGGGTCGATCCGCGGGTTCACGAAGGTGGGCCTGCTGGTGCTGGACGAGGCTCAGATCCTGACTGAGGCGGCGTTGTCGGACCTGGTGCCGACGACGAACCAGGCAGCCAACCCGCTGGTGATCCTGATGGGGACGCCGCCGAAACCGACCGACCCGGGTGAGGTGTTCATTCGACTGCGGCAGGAGGCTCTGGACGGGGAGTCGGACGACGTCCTGTACGTGGAGCTCTCGGCCGACGGCGACGCGGACCCCAACGACCGTGGGCAGTGGAGCAAGGCCAACCCCTCGTATCCGACCCGAACTTCCGAGCGGGCGATCCTGCGGCTGAAGAAGCTGCTGTCGGTCGAGGATTTCCTGCGTGAGGGGCTTGGCGTCTGGCCACCGAAACCCGGCTCGCGGATCATCCCGTCCGATCTGTGGGAAGCCCTCGCGGCCCCGGGCGCTGAGCGGCCGGCGCAGGTGGCGTTCGCGTTGCATGTGAACCCGGACCGGACCCGGGCGGCGGTGGCCTACGCCGGCCGGCGCCTGGATGGGCTTATGCAGGTGGGGCTGGTGGACTGGCGGGCCGGCACGTCGTGGGTGGTGGACCGGCTGGTGGAGCTGCGGAAACGGTGGAGCCCGGTGGCGGTTGCGGTGGACACCCGCAGCGAGGGTCTGCTGCTGGACCTGGAGAAGGCGGGCATCACCGTGCCGAAGGACCCGGACGAGCCGGAGCCGGGTGACCTGGTGATCCCGACCGCTGCTGACACCGCCGCGGCCTACGCGATGTTCGTGGACACCGCTCGGGCGGAGCGGCTGCGGCACGCCGATGACGCGCCGGTGAACACCGGGCTGGCGAGCGCGCGTACCCGACCGCTGGCCGGTGGGGCGACGTGGGACCACCGCGGTCCGGGCGAGGCGGGCCCGCTTAAGGCGGCGACCCTGGCGTTGTGGGCGTTCGAGGCCCGGGCGCATCTGCTGGCCGTGGACTACGACCCGCTGGCGAACATCTTCTGAGGGAGGGGTGTCGTGTCGACGTTCGTGTATGGCATCCCTCGTGTCCGGGCGGCGGCGAAGCCGCGTCGGCGCCGGTGGGTGCCGGCGGTGGCGGCCGGGCTGGGGCATTCGCTGCGGCTGTTCCGCCGGGTGTTGGCGTTTGTTCCGGGGCTGGCCGGTGCGGTGGCGATCTCGGTGGGGGCGTGGTTGGCGTGGCCGCCGGCTGGCCTGGTGGCGGCCGGGCTGTTTCTGCTCATGCTGGATCGGCGTATGTCGTGACCGATCGACAGTGCAGTCGCTGCGGCACGCTGTACCCGTCGCACCTGGCTGCTACAGCGTTCCAGCGTCGGCGTGGGTTAGATGCATCCTCCCCACATGTCCGTGGGCAGCTCTATAAGGGCGTCTGCCGAGCGTGCGAGCAGACCGGCCGGGACGGCCGTAAGGTGGTCAACCGCTGGCCGGTGAAGGCGCGGGATGTGATCCGCCGGCACGCGGTACGGCTGGGCGTCAACAAGGCGGACCTGGTTGGTCGGTACGGCTGGGACCCGGAGCGGTTGGCGCATGATGCCCAGTACCAGTATGGCAACGGCTGCAACTACTGTGGCGGCTCGTACGCCGAGATGGGTCACGGCCTGTCGGACATCACCCTGGACATCGTCGACCGGGACAAGCCGCCGTACTACCGGACCAACACCAAGTGGTGCTGCCAGACCTGCAACCGCAAGAAGGGGACTCTCTCGCCGGACGATTTCGAGGCGGATCGGCAGATGTGGGAGGTATGGCGCCGGAACCGGAAGCTGGCCGAGGCTGACCCCGCCAGCGTGGGGCGGCTGTTCTGATGAGCTTGTGGTGGCGCAAGCCCGGCCAGTCCGCCACTCGGACTCCCAGGGGTCAGATGGCGGCGCGCGAGCCGAACGCCGAGCTTCGCCTTACGCCGCAGCCGTTGCATCAGGCGCTGCTGTCGTTGGTGCGGCAGCAGTTCAATGAGGTGGACCTGTCGGCGGCGGAGTCGGCGTTGCAGTCCGTGGCGGTTCGTTCGGCGGTGGACCTGATCGCCAGTGTGGCCAGCGAGCTGCCGGTGGATGTGTTCCGCGGCAAGGGCGCCGCCCGGCAGGAGCTGCCGCTGCCGGGTTGGTTGGAGGACCCGGACGGGTCCGAGCAGGGCCTGCCCGACTGGTGCTACCGGGTGCTGGTGTCGTGGCTGCTGCGGGGCAACCTGTACGGCGACGTGTTGGAGCGTGGCCCCGGTGGGGTGCTGCGTCAGGTGGACATCTTCCACCCGGACCGGGTGCATCCTCAGCTCGAGGATGGCCAGGTGGCGTGGTTCGTGGAGGGCCGCGAGGTCCGCTCGATGCTGCACCGTCGGGTCAACCCGGTGCCGGGTCAGATCCTTGGCCTGTCGCCGGTGGCCTACCACGCGTGGACGATCGGCCTGTCGTTGACGGCTACCCGGTTCGGCCTGCAGTTCTTCCGCGACGGGGCGCACCCGGGCGGGGTGCTGCGCAACACCGAGACCACGCTGGACGAGACCCAGGCAAAGAAGGCGAAGGACATCTTCCTGGCCGCCCTGCGCGGCACACGCGAGCCGCTGGTGTTCGGCAAGGGCTGGGAGTGGCAGCAGATCCAGCTCAACCCGGAGGAGTCCCAGTTCCTGGAGACCCAGGGTTTCTCCGCGGCCGAGTGCGCGCGGATCTTCGGACCGGGTATCGCGGAGATCCTCGGCTACGGCGGTGAGGGTTCGACGCTGACCTACGCCAACCTGATCGACCGGGACCTGCACGTGTTGAAGTACGCGCTGAACCGGTGGCTGCGCCGGCTGGAGCGGCTGCTGTCGGAGTTCCTACCCCGGCCGCAGTACGTGCGTCTGAACCGGGACGCGTTGCTGGAGACGGACACGTTGAGCCGGTACCAGGCACACGCGATCGCGCTGGACAAGCGGTTCAAGGTCGTCAACGAAGTGCGGGGTAAGGAAGACATGCCGCCGGTGGAGTGGGGCGACGAGCCGAACGCGACCCCGGGCGCGGCACCGCCGAGCAACGGACCGGACGAGCAGCCCGGGAATGAGGAGGGCGACCAGTGATGCGCTCGATGCGTGGCCTGTACGTGATCCGGGGCGGCTCCGCCGTCCCGAAGTTGGCGCCGCTGCGGGCCGAAGGCGACGACCCGGACGCGCCGGCCGATGGCCGACTCGGGACGCTGGAGGTCGACTTCTCCCGCTTCGACACCTGGTATGAGATCGACAGCTTCTTCGAGGGCCGCTTCCTGGAGCAGGTCAAGCGGGGAGCGTTCAGGAAGACGATGCGGGAGCAGGGCTCGGCGGTCAAGGTCATGTTCAACCACGGGTTTGACATGTTCCTGGACCAGAAGCTGCTGTCCGTGCCGGAGGTGCTGGAGGAGCGGGAGCAGTTCGCCCATCTTGAGGGGCCGCTGTTCCGCGGCACCCCGGAGCTGATCGTCGAGGGCCTGCGCGCCGGCGCGTACGGGTCCAGCTTCATGTTCGAGGTGATCGGTGAGAAGTGGAACCGGGCGCCGGACAAGTCGGAACAGAACCCTGAGGGGCTTGCCGAGCGCACGATCACCGAGGTGCGTCTGTTCGAGGCCGGTCCGGTGACGTGGCCGGCCAACCCGGAGGCGACCGCCGGTCTGCGCTGCGGCACGGACTGGTGGGCCGACCAGGTACAGCGTCACGACGCGGACCGGTATGACGAGCTGGTCCGCTCATTCGCAGCTTTCCGGGCACTGCACGGGCTCGGCACCCCACCCCGTGGGGCCGCCGGTTCGGGTGCGCCCAACCCGGGTACGCCGGCATCCGATGACTCGGACCGCCACGTCGAGGGACCGGCGGCAGCACGCCGCCGCCGTCTGGCGCAACTGCACCAGGCGATCGACACCAGTGGCACGCGGCGGAAGGTCCCGTCGCACTGAGTCCGGAGGAAGTCATGGCGGTGAAGGTCAAGTTCCGCAAGGCGGAGCTGACGATCGAGGATGCCGAGAAGCGGCTGACCGAGATCGAAGCGGAGATGAAGGAGCTCGACAGCGAGGCCGGGGACGGCGACCTCGACGAGGAGCAGCGCTCGACGTGGGAGGAGCTGGACGGCGAGCACAACGAGCTGGCGCTGGCGACCCGCAAGGCCAAGCGCGGCGAGCGGCTGCGCGTGTCCCGCGCCAAGTGGGACTCCATCCAGGTGGGTGGGTGCAAGGATGACCCGTGGGAGGGCGACGTCCGGGTGATCCCGGAGCGTCAGGCGCTGTCCCGGGCGCGGCAGGTGGTCGACAGCAAGGAGATCGGCGGGCATCTGCGCGCCGACCAGAAGGAGCACCTGGACAAGCTGCTCCGGACCCGCAACGCGAGCATGGACGGGGACGTGCTGGCCAGGCTGCTGCTGGCCACCCAGGACCCGCACTACCGCAGCGCGTTCCAGAAGTACGCCAGCAACTCGCAGGCGTTCACGTCTGAGGAGGCGACGGCGATCGAGGTGGTCCGCCAGACCAAGCGGGCGCTGTCGATCGGCGGCTCGGCAGGTGCCGACGGTGGGTTCGCAGTTCCGGTCAAGGTGGCCGCCTAGCCCGGTGACGGGCTAGTGACAATCCCGAGAATTGCTGGAACGTCCTGTTAGACGGCTACACCACAGCGTGAGTCGAAAGCCTGAGCGCGACGGTTTGAGAAGTAGCCGGTAGGGACAATCAGCAGCCGAGCCCGCCTGGGGGAACCCGACGGGATGGTTCAACGACTATGCACGGGACACCTTGCTGAAGGTGAAGATATAGTCTGGCCTCTATGGAGACATAGAGAGGCTGGCAGAAATGACCAGCCCCTCCGGCCGATGGCCGGGGAGTAACAAAGCGCCTGATCGACCCCACAATCATCATGACCGCGCAGGGCAGCGTGAACGACATCCTGCGCCTGGCCCGGGTGGAGACCATCACCACCAACGAGTGGAAGGGCGTCAGCTCGGCCGGTGTCACGTGGAAGTTCGACGCCGAGGCGGCCGAGGCCACCGACAACTCGCCGTCGGTGGCGCAGCCGACGGTGACCACCAAGCGCGCCGACGGGTTCATCCCGTTCAGCATCGAGATCGGCATGGACTGGCCCGGCTTCGCCGAGCAGATGTCAGGCCTGCTCAGCGAGGGCTACAACGAACTGCTGGCGGACAAGCTGACCACAGGCACCTCGGCCAACAGCCCTTCGGGTCTGATCGCCAAGCTGGTCACCATCACCAACTCGCGGGTTCCGCTGGACACCGCGGCGACGATCCAGGGTGCGGACATCTACGGCCTGTGGGCGGCGCTGCCGCAGCGGTTCCGGCGCCAGCCGAACACCGCCTGGATGTCGTCCACCGACGTCCAGAACACGATTCGCCAACTGGGCACCGTCGACCCCAACTTCTCGGTCGACATCACCCAGGAGGCCATCCCGCGGCTGTTCGGCCGCGAGTACCCGATGAACGACTACATGGCGGATGTGCCGGCCAGCGGCACGGGCCTGCAGCCGCTACTGGTCGTGGGCGACTTCCGCGGCTACGTGGTCGCCCAGCGTGCCGGCATGACCGTCGAGTTTATACCCATGTTGATGGGATCGAATAATCGGCCTACAGGCGAAAGAGGCTGGTTCGCTTGGGCTCGTGTCGGTGCCGATGTTGTGAACCCGGCCGGTTTTAGGTTGCTCCGAAACAAGTCGTAATACAATGGAGGCCGGAGAGCGTACACTCTCCGGCCTCTACCGGAAGCATCTGATAGGAGATGTCCCGACGTGGAACACCTTACATGCCGTTGGTGTGGTGCTGAGGCCCTACGCCGTCGGAGCAACCAGGCGTACTGTTCGTCGGCTTGCCAGGTCAAGGGCAACCGGGCTGATACGCAGGCGCGTCGCAAGAAGTCATTCGAGCCGATCATATGCGGCGGATGTGACCGTGAGTTCACTCCGGTTGCCGGGCATCAGAAGTGGTGCTCACTAAGGTGCGGAAGCCGAGTGCGGCAACGCGGCTACGGTAACTTCCGCGCACCTGCCGCAATCGACCGCCCGTGTCGCTACTGCGGTGCGTCGTTCTCGTCGACCGACGGCCGGCAGTACTACTGCTCGGACGATTGCAGCCGGACGGCTAAGAGTCTTCGTGAGGCTTACCGCCGGTACGGCATGACCATGGAGCAGTACCGCGCCATGTGGCTGCATCAGGGCGGGGTGTGCGCGATCTGCGGTATGCCGGAGCGGACGGACCGCAATCGCCTGTTGACCATCGACCATGACCACACGACCGGTGCCGTACGGGCTTTGCTGTGCTCGCAGTGCAACCGGGCGCTGGGTCTGCTCGGTGATGACCCGAAGGTGATCGACGCGGCGGCGGAGTACGTGCGCAGGTACCGCGACCTGTGATCAGTTCTCGCACGGCGGGCATGCTCAGCCCGCGCTCGCCGTGCGTCAAGTCCTGTCCTGGCTGAGAGGAGAAACAGGTGAAGTTTTCGAGGATCGCGGGCGTGGTGCGCTGGAGTGGTGGCACTACCCTGTTGCGGCGCAACCAGAGCGCGGACGATGACCATCCGCTGGTGGTGGAGCGGCCCGACCTGTGGACGGATGAGGTGCCGGGTGCGTCGCTGTCGACGGGCAAGGCCACTCCGGTGGTGGAGCGGGCGACCCGTGCGCCGGGTGAGGTGCGGCAGACCCCGCGCCGCGGTCCCGGGCGTACGCGGAAGGTGACTGAGCCGGAGGTGGATCCGGCCGGCGGTCAGGTCGACACCGATGAGTGAGCCGAACGGCCGGGTGCAGATCGTCTACCTGCATCGGCACTCGGTCAGCCACAGCTGGCACGAGTCCATGATGCGGCTGGTCGGGTACGACGCGGCCAACGGGGGACGGATCGTCGACACCGCCGGCCCGTACATGATCTCTGCCGACGCGGGTGGGCTGGTCGAGGCCAGAAACCTGGGGGTTCAGCGGTTCCTGGATGAGACCGACCACGAGTGGTTGTGGTTCATCGACACGGACATGGGGTTTCTGCCGGACACGATCGACCGCCTGGTCGAGGCTGCCGACCCGGCGGAGCGTCCGGTGGTGGGCGGGTTGTGTTTCGGCCTGCAGGAGGTGTGCTACGACGGGTTTGGCGGGCGGAGGGTGCGGCCGGTTCCTACCTTGTTTGTGCCGGTGCGCACTCACGAGGGTGTGGTCGGGTTCACCACCCGGTGGACTTATCCGGCCAACACGGTGCTGCAGGTGGCGGGTACCGGTGCGGCGTGTCTGCTGATCCACCGGGGGGCGTTGGAGAAGCTGCGGGCCGAGTTCGGCGACTCTTGGTTTGATCGGGTGCGTTACGACGACGGGCAGCTGATCAGTGAGGACCTGTCGTTCTGCGCGCGGCTGATGCAGCAGGGGATTCCGCTGTTCGTGCACACCGGCGTCAAGACGACCCACCACAAGCAGTTCTGGGTGGGCGAGGAGGACTACACCGTTCCCCAGCTGGTGGCCGGCGGCGGCCCGGTGGCCGGCAGTGGCTGAGGCCTCGGCCGCGGGTGCTGGAGTGAGGGTCATCATCGCCTGCGCGGGCTCGGGCGCCAAGTGGGGCAACCACACCGGCGTCCCGCGGCATCTGGTCCTGGTCGACGGGGAGCCGCTGCTACATCGGACGGTCCGGCAGGCCGCGGCGTACTCGGCCGATGTCCGGATCACCTCGCCGGATGATGGGCGCTACGTCCTGCCCGGGATCGTGCGGCACGTCATCCGCGGCCAGCACGTCAACGAGTACGCGTCGAGCCGGCATCTGTGGTCGGGGGTTGGGCGGACGGTGCTGCTGTACGGGGATGTCTACTACACCGACGAGGCTATGGCGGCGGTCTGCGGGTACGACGGGCGGCTGTGGCGCATGTTCGGGCGGGCGGGTCCGTCGGTGTTGACCGGTACCCCGTGGGGTGAGGTGTTCGCGGGTTCCTGGCTGCCTTCGCATCACGGGATGTTGGACCAGCATATGCATCTGGTGGCGTTGGCGTTCGCGTCCGGGTATGTCCGCCGTTTCACCGCGTGGGAGTTGCTGCGGTCGGTTCAGCGGACCTCTCTGCGGGAGCACGTGGTGGATCCGGTCTGGTTCGGGGAGATCGACGATTTGACCGACGATTTTGACGTGCCGGCTGACTACGACCGGCATCCGGCCGCGGGCCGTACGAGGGAGGCGCAGCATGTCCGATCAGGTTGAGCCGGCGAAGGTGACCGCGCAGATCGACCTGTCACTGGCCGGGGTGGGCGAGCCGGAGCCCACCGACCAGCCCGAACCTGAGGAGGAGACCCGTGAGTGACACCCCCCTGCTGAACGCCGCAGCCGATGCGGCTGGGCTGAACCTGGAGACCACCGGCTGGTATGCCATCGGCGACGGCGACACGGGCGGTGACCAGGTGTCCAACGAGCGGCTGGCACCGACGTACAACGCCGCGTCCGGTGGGGTTGCCGCGCTGAACGCGACCCTGTCGTTCACTGGCGCCGGCTCGGCGACTGCGTCTCACCTGCTGGTGTTCGACGACGAGACCACCGGGTCATTCCGGTTCGCGGTGGTGCTCGCCGGTGACCCGACCTTCAATGCCGCAGGGGAAATCGACCTGACCGCCGCGCCGATCACCGTCACCTAAGGAGGAGCCATGGCCGCTGGATACAAGGCGCTGACCACGAAGGACCAGATCAACAAGACGATCGGCGGGATCTCGGTGCGGCTGCGCGAGATCATGAACGACATCGAACAGTTCGACGCGTTCTTTCAGCAGGAGGGGGTCGCGGGCCTGGTCGCGAACTTCGGGTTTGACCAGGCGGACCCGACCGGTGCGCCGGACGCCAACATGGTCGGGACCGTCAGCAACAAGTACGCGAAGCTGCGGCGGATCTATCTGGGCGGCGAGGCCCTGGCCGCCGCCGAGAACTTCCGCGAGTTCGCGCCGCAGGTCGAAGCCCTGTTCTAGGGGGGGCCTGACCTATGCCGATCGTCCGTAGGCTGTCCGACACCGACGACATCGCGTTCTCCACTGGGCTCGGTGGCGTCGATGGCCTGGCTTACGGCACGATCGCGATCCTGTTCCGGCCGGCGGTAGACCCGGTACTGCGCTGGATCGTGACCCTGCACGACCTTGTCGGAGCGTCCCTTGGCGCTATTGGCGTGCTGGGTGGGGATCCGTTGCTTCTCTGGCAGGGCGGCGGCATCTGGGGCACAGAAGGACCAGCCGTCACCATCGACGACTGGCACCTGCTGGTGGCGCGCAAGGGCACGGGGGATGTGCGTCCCCGGTGGAGCCTGAAGAACCTGTCCACAGGTATCTGGGTCCACGAGGATGGGACCGAGACGCAGCTGGACTGGACTCCGCCAACCGGTGGCAGTGTCCGGACTTTGGACGCGGCTTCCGGGTATGGCGCGTCCAGCGACTTTGCAGCCGCTGCGATCTGGGCGAACTCGCTGCCGTGGGCGGCTGATGCCGGCGGTGACGCCGAGATTGAGGCGGCGGGCCTCGACGAGCACCTGGACAACTGGCGGGACGCCGACCCGTCATCCGGGTGGGAGTTCAGCCAGCCCGACGCGCTGCTGTTTGTTGAGGACTTCACCCTCAACAGGGCTGATGAGACCACGGCCGGCGTCGGAACCCCGACCACCGCAACCGACCTGGATTTCATCTACGCCGCCGGCAGCATCCTTGCCCTGTCGCGGAACTACCTGCGCAGCACCCAGACCGAGCCGGGCGCTACCGGCATCATCCGGGACCTGTCCGAAACCCAGGGCACCCCCACCACGGTGGGCTCAGGCAATATCAGCACCGGCGGCTTCACCGAGGTGCTGCGGTTCTGGCGGGTTGTCGACGCGACGGTGGACGCCGGCGTGGCCATAGACACGTCGATCGCGATGGCAGCAGTGTCAGCGAGCACTCTCCAGTACCGCTGGATAGTGCACAGGTACAACAGCGCCGACGTGCTCCAGGAAAGCTCCACGCCCTCCACCGCGCACAACACGACCGGCGTGAAGACCCAGACCATGGCACTGGCCGGCCCGTTCGTCGCCGGCGACAAGCTCGCGTTGAGCTTGGAGCTCGGGAAGGCGGGTGGCGGCGGTTCCCGTAACTTCACCCTGAACATCAACCACGCTGACTCGTGGGTCGAGTTCTCCGTGGCCGAGGTCGCGCCGGCCATCGTCACCGCGTCGATACCGCTGGCCGTGGCGGTGGCGCCGGCTGTGGCCGCTGACCACGCTGTCACCGCCGACGTCCCGTTGGCTGTGGCGGTCGCGCCGACCGTCGCGGCGCCGAGCGCCACCGGGCTGGTCTCCGGTGAGGTGTCCATCAACCCCGCGACGCTGTCGTGTGCCGTCGGGGAGCGGCTGGTCTGCATCGCCTGGTCCCGCGGCGGCGGCACCAGCTTCGGGGTGACACCTGACGCGGGCGGGTCCAGCTGGACCAACCGGGTGGTTGAGGCCACACTGCCGACGAACGACTTGGCCCGCCGGTCGGTGGGTGTGGCCGAGCTGGTACCGGCCTCCACCGTCACCGACGGCGTGTTCACGGCGGCCTGGTCGGGCGATGCCACCGATGCGATCTGGCTGCGGGTCCAGGAGGGCGGCAGCTTCGGCTTCGCCGACGCTGCGGTGGCCGACTCCGACACCAGCTTTGTGACGAGCCTGGCCACTGGGAACACCGCGTCGATCCCGGCCGGGGATCTGCTGCTGGTGGCCGCCGCGGTGATCCGCGACGGTGGTGCGGCCGGCACCAGCTGGGCCAGCACGGACATCAACCCGGGGTTGGTCGGCGGCGGGAACCTGCTGCTGGACGGCTACGCGGGTAAGGGCGCCGGAGGCAACGGCGGCGTGGCCGGCTACCGGATCCTGGACGGCCAGGGCGCCGGGGTCCGCGCGGACACACTCAGCCTGCCCGGTGGTGACGCGGCCAAACAGATCAGCGTGGCGCTGGTGGTGTGGTCCACCGGTGTGACCAGCACACCTCAGGTGACCGCGGCTATCCCGCTGACACTGGCGGTCGGCGCGGCTGCTGAGGCGGAGCACCAGGCGACCGCCGACGTTGGTCTGGCGGTCGCGGTCGCCGGTGTCGTTGAGACGGACCATGCCGTCACCGCGGCGGTGCCGCTGGCTCTCGACGTTGCGGCGACGGTCGACGCGCCAGCCGGCGCCAGTGAGGTGACCGCGGGTATCGGCCTGTCGGTGGCTGTTGCCGGCACGGCCGCGGCGGAGCACCGGGTGGTCGCCGATGTGCCGCTGTCGGTTGCTACCGCTGCCACCGCCACCGCGCAGCATCAGGTGACCGCCGCGGTTCCGCTCCAGCTGGGTGTGGCCGCGGTCGTCGTCGCGCCGGTAGTCGGCGCGCCCGGTCAGGTCACGGCCGCGGTGCCGCTGAGCCTGTCCGTGGTCGCGACCACGGCAACCGACTACCAGGCGACCGCCGCCGTCCCGCTGGCGCTGGTCGTCGCGCCGGTGGTTGACGCGCCCGAGGTGGTGCTTCCCGGCCAGGTCGGTGCAGACATCAGCCTGACCCTCGCCGTGTCGGCCACCGTCGAGACGGACCATGCCGTTACCGCGGCCGTGCCGCTGTCCATGGCGATGGCCCCGGTGGCCACCGCCGCCTACGAGGTGACCGCGGCCATCGGGCTGGGTTTGGTGGTAATCGCCGTGGTCGAGGGGAACCCCGAACCCGGCCTGCTGGCCGCCAGCGCGCCTACCGCCGGACTGGTCGCCACCGCACCAACCGCCGCCCTGACCGCGAGCTGAGGAGGGACGATGCCGGACCTTGGTGCCACCGCGACCCCGACCCTCACCGTCAGCCCGTTCGACGGCACCACCTCGGCGGTGTTGACCGCGTTCGCCCCGGACGGGACGGACACCCAGCCCAGCGCCAGCACGGCGGACAGCGGCGCCACGTGGAGCGCCACGATCATCTACGACCAGCCCGGATGGTGGCTGCTGTTCTGGGACGTCACCGGGACCGGGTCCGGGGTCCGGCACCAGAAGGTGTACGTCTCCGACACGCCGGCATCTGGCGGCCCCGCCGTCTACACCACGCCGGAGTTGGTCAAGGAGTCGCTGAATGAGCCCACCGGCCGGGAAGCGCTCATCACCGAGAAGGTCCTGGCCGCCAGCCGTAGCATCGACCGGCACTGTGGCCGGCGGTTCTGGCTGGACACCACCGCAACCGCGCGGATCCTCAACCCACGCGGCCGGGTCGTGGCCGACCGGGAAGGTAGCCGGCTACTCGTCGACGACATCGGCCACCTGACCGGGCTGGTGGTCGAGCTGGGCTCGACCACGGCCGGCTGGACCGCCATCACCACACTGATTGAGGCCGAGCCGACAGACGCCATCAGCAAGGGCGAACCGGTCACCTCACTCCTGTACGCCGGCCGGTGGCTGGCCGGCCCGCGTGTGCGGGTCACCGCCCGCTGGGGCTGGCCGGAGATCCCCCAGGTGGTCCGCGAGGCCACCCTGATCCAGGCGCTACGGCTCTACAAGCGTAAGGACTCGCCCGAGGGTGTGCTCGGCAGCGCCGAATGGGGCGCGGTGCGGGTGTCCCGACTCGATCCGGACGTGGCAAAGATGCTGGAGACGCTGGTACTGCCGGGGCTGGGCTGATGGACCTGGGTGGGATCTGCGCGGCCATCGCAGCAGCGGCCAAGACCGCCGGTGTACCGGCGGGCGGCAAGCCACTGACCGCGACGTCATACGTGCCCGACGCGATCACCGAGCCGCATTTCTTCGTCGCCGAGCCGGAGATCGACTACGACAAGACGTTCGGCCGTGCCGCCGAGCTGCAGATCACGTGTCGGCTGCTGGTGGGCCGGCAGGACGACCAGGCCGGGCAGGCGCAGCTGCGGGCCTACCTGTCCACCGGGAACGAGTCCAGCGTGAAGGACGCGATCGAGTCGGCGCGGGGCGGGCCGGGCCAGCCGGCGCTCGGCGGGCTGGCGGATGACCTGTGGGTGCGGCGGGTCGAGCGGCCGCGCTACTACGAGCACGCCGGCACCCAGTACTACGGCGTCGACATCCAGGTCAGGGTGGTGGAGTAGATGGGCAAGCTGATCCTGCTCGACGCGCGGCTGTTCGTCGGCGCGGCCGATCTGAGTGGGCAGTCCAACAAGATCGAGCTGTCCAGCGAGATCGAGGAGAAGGACGTCACCAACTGGAAATCCGGCGGCGCCAAGGAACTGCTCGGCGGGATCGAGTCGGTGAGCATCGCGGCCGGTGGGCAGTGGGAGGCCGGCGACCCGGGCAAGATCGACGATCAGCAGTGGGCCAGCCGGCGGGTGTTGGACGCGTGGACGATGGGCGCCACCAGCGCGGTCGACACCGGCGTCGGCGCCCTGGCCTACCTGACCAAGGCGCTACGGACCAGCATCAACCTGCTGGGCGCGGTCGGGGACGTCGCCCCGTGGGAGGCCAGCGCGGTCGGCTCGTGGCCGCTGGTGCGTAGCGAGTTCGCGCACCCGTCCGGGGTTGCGCGGACCACCACCGGCACCGGCACCGCGCTGAACCTGGGTGCGATGTCCGCTGGCCAGCGGCTCTACGGCTCGCTGCACGTCCTGTCCGTCGCCGGTTCTGCGCCGACCATCGACGTGGTCATCGCCTCGGACACCGTGCAGGCGTTCTCCGGTTCCCCCGAGACCAGGATCACCTTTCCGCAGCTGGCCGAGCCGGACGGAACGGTGCTGCGCACCTCCGCCGGGGCGCATGCGGATAGCTGGTACCGGGCGCAGTGGACGATCAGCTCAGCCGGCGGAGAGTCGTTCCTGTTCGTGGTCGCACTGGGCATCGAGTAGAAAGAGGACAGCCATGGCCAAGAAGGTGCTGCTGGACGCGGTGCTCAGCATCGGCGGTAACGACCTGACGCAGTGGTGCGCGAAGGTCGAGGTGGTCGACGAGTACGAGGAGAAGGACGTCACCACGTACGCCAGCGGCGGCGCCAAGGAGGTGCTGGGCGGGCTGGAGTCCGGCAACGTCGGGATCAGCTTCAAGAACAGCCACACCGCCGGGGAGCTGGACGAGATCATGTGGGCGTTGCGGCGGACCGTGCCGGCGTTCACCGTCCGCGCCGACGCGGCGGCAGTGTCCACCAGCAACCCGCAGTACTCGGGGAACATCCTGATCAACCAGTGGTCGCCGATCGCCGGCAGCGTCGGCGACGTCAACGAATTCGACGTGACGTTTCCACTGTCCGGCACGCTGGTTCGGGCCACCTCCACCTGATGGCCGTCAAGCGGTCCGGCGGTGGCCCGGTCGAGCTGACCGTGCAGCAGCAGGGACTGCAAGAGCTGGCGCGGGCACTGAAGGCGGAGGCCGACGGCAAGGCGCTGCGCAAAGACCTGATGAAGCAGCTGAAGGCCGCGGTGGAGCCGATCAGGGAGAAAGCGCGTTCCAATCTGATGTCGATCGGCTCGGCTGGGCTGACCGAGGGTGCCTCGCTGCGTACGGCCGTTGCCAGTCAGCTCAAGGCGGAGACGCGGCTGTCCGGCCGGTCGGCCGGGGTGCGGCTGCGGGTGCGCCGCAAGGGTATGCCGCGCGGGTTCGTCAACGCCCCGAAAGCGTTGAACACGCCGAAGGGGTGGCGGCATCAGGTTTATGGCCGGGACGTGTTCGTCCAGCAGATCGCGGTGCCGGCCGAGTGGTTCGACCGGGCTGCCCGTGAGGGCCGAAAGCCGGCGCAGAAGGCCGCCATGGAGGCGGTGGAGGCGATGGCGCAGCGGGTCGCCGACCGAGCGAAGTAGAGGAGCGTCGTGTACCTGGTCTACCACCCCGAGGGTGACGAGGCGGAGCAACGTTGGGCGTACGACCCGCTGAAGCTACGCGCGACCGAGCGGGAGATGTTGGAGCGCCAGACCGGCGAGAACTTCGCCGAGTTCACCGGCAAGGTGTTGCAGGGCAACGCCCGCTGCCGGCGGGCGCTGCTGTTCCTGTTCCTGCGCCGTGAGCACCCGCGTGTGAAGTTCGACGACGTCGATTTCGGCTGGGACGAGCTGCGGCTGGAGTACTCCCGGCAGGAGTTGGGGCAGATGCGGGAGCAGGTCGCTGAGCGGATGTCCGGCGACGACCGCGACGCGGCGCTGGCCAGGCTGGATCAGGAGATTGAGACGGCCTACGACGACGCGGATGCGGAGGGAAAAGCCCGGCTGCCGATCGCCGACTGAGGCAGCTCGGCAACGCCGCTCACCTGCTGGGGATCCGGCCGTGGGAGTGGGACCTGATGACCGTGCAGGAGTGCGACCAGGCGCTGGACTGGCTGGATCGCTACGAGCGGGAGATGGCCAAGGCGACGAAGGCGGGGTGACGGCACCATGGGGGCTGACACCTCGCTGATCTTCAACATTTTGGCCAAGGACAAGGCTTCGCGGATTATCGGCAAGGTCGGCGGCAACATCGGCAAGGTGTCCGCTGGCATCGTCGCGGCCGGTGTCGCCGCCGCGGTCGGGCTGGCCAAGGTCGGCGACGACTTCGACGCGGCGTTCGACTCGATCCGGATCGGCACCGGCGCGACCGGGGAACAGTTGGCTGGGCTGGAGGCCTCGTTCAAGAACGTCGCCACCCAGGTTCCCAACGCGATCGGCGACACCGCGACCGTGCTCGCCGACTTCAACACGCTGACCGGGGCGACCGGCAAGGATCTGGAGTCCCTTACCGAGACCTACCTGAACCTTGAGCGGATCACCGGCGAGAGCGTCGGGCCGGAGACCATCACCCGCGTGTTCGGCGACTGGGGCGTGGCCACCAAGGACCAGGCGGCCACGATGGATGACCTGTTCCGGGTGAGCCAGACCACCGGGATCGGGGTCGGCGACCTCGCCACGAAGGTGGTCCAGTTCGGCGCTCCGCTGCGGAACATGGGATTCACCCTGGACCAGAGCGTCGCGCTGTTCGGCAAATGGCAGAAAGAGGGCGTCAACACCGAGACAGTGATGTCCGGGCTGCGTACGGCGTCCGGCAAGTGGGCGCGGGAGGGCAAGGACCTGCCCACCACGCTTGAGTCCACCATTGAGGCGATCCAGGGCGCCGGCTCGGCGGCTGAGGCGCAGGAGATCGCACTGGCGAA